TCTATGGATTGAACCGTGTGATTATGGAGAGCCGCCGCAACAATGGACTTTATGATGATGAGATAGACGAGGAGGAAGAGGATGATGAAGAATACGAAGAGTAAGCATTATGTTCTTGTGGACAAAGAATCAAGAGAAGTGATTGCGTGTATTTCCGATAATGGCAAAGAGAATATTCTGCGGAAGGATGTCGAATTGAAAGTATACGAAGGCACAGAGCCGGTATTTACCGAGACAGATCGTGGAGTGTTACTGAAAGATAATGCATTTACTATGAGATTGTAGGTGGTGACGTATGAACATATTCACACGAGTAAAGGAGTTTTTCATGAATTTATTCAAAACAAGTGCAGAGAAAGAATTTAATGTTGATATTATCTCCTCTGATCTGATGGAGATGGCACAGATCGAGTGGCAGAACATCATTAAGGGTAGACCGTACTGGATGAGAAAGACTGTGCGCACAATCAATTTTGCAAAGTTTCTCTGCTATTACACCAGCAAAAAGACCTGTCTGGATCTCAATGTGACAATCAGCGGTAGTGACAGGGCGGATTATATCAATCAGTGCATTGGTGCAATGATCCAGAAGTCTATCCGGGATAAAGTAGAAGATGCCTGTGGTGCCGGCGGGATTATCTTAAAGCCTAATGGCACATACAATCCGGCCGGAGCAATCGACTATGTAATGCCGGGTAGTTTTGCAGTAACGGAAAAGAACAGCAATGGGGATATTCTGGGCGTTATCTTTATTGACCGACAGATCAAGGGTGATGATTACTATACAAGATTGGAGTATCAGCATTTCACCTCTTCGATTGGCGAGGACGGGGAAAACACAGGACGTACATATACGATTGAAAATAAGGCTTTTAAGTCCAGAGGTAGTGACAGCCTGGGGCGCAGCATTGCACTGACGGATGTACCAGAGTGGAAAGACATTCCGGAATCAATCACAATTTCCAATGTAGAAAAGCCACTGTTCGGGTATTTCAAGATGCCGTATAACAATACGATTGATTATGCATCACCAGAGGGGGTGGCCGTATTTGCGAACTGTATCGAGGAGTTGCGCAATCTGGATGTGGCATGGAGCCGAAAAGATGATGAGGTGGACGATTCACAGCATATCACATTTATCGATGAAAATGCGCTGATGAAACGTGATAAGAATACCGGGGATAAGGCAAGGGTTGAACTTCCGAGATTTGTAAAGGGCTTAAAGATGGGAGTTGATGCACAGAGCACGGTTGATGAGCATGTGCCGACACTGCTGACAGATCAGAGAGTGGCGGATATCAATTCCGTTCTTTCCATGATATCCACAAAGGCAGGATTCTCACAGGGGCAGTTTGTTCTTGATCGCAAGACTGGCATTGCCACAGCAACAGAGATTGAGAGTGATGATAGCGAGACAGTAGAAACGATTACAGATATCCGGAATGCACTTAAAACAGCTATTAAAGATCTGGTGTATGCGCTGGATAAATATTGTGATGTATTTTTCAATATGCCGAGCGGATATGTGAATGCACTTGATGAGGATGTGGCAGACGAAGATGTATTCTATTTCAAAGACCTGCTGGCATCATTCGAACAGGACCGCACCCGCGCATACCAGCTGATGATGAATGGTGTATACAGCAAGCGCAAGTATCTAAAAGAATATGAGGGATTCAATGACAAGGAAGTTGATGAAATGTTTGCCGAGCGTGATGAAGAGAACGCCAGCCAGAGCAAAGATGGGTTATTTGGTGAGGAATAGACATGCGGTATAACCAAACTGTGGGATGCGCAGATATCCACATAGACACCAAAAGAATAGATAATAATATACGGAATGCACAGAAGTTGTTGAATATGCAGGTGGTCGCAGACTGTGATGAATACATACCAATGGCACAGGGAGCCTTGCGCGGATCTGCAAATTATCCGGATGGAATATATGGCGGACAGGTGGCATGGAATACCCCGTATGCACATTACCAGTACATGGGTGAACTGTATCTGACGGAAGACGGTCGATCTTTTGCGGATAAAGGAGAACGGAAGTACCCTGCTGGAATGCCGCTTGTACAACATGCGCCCGGAGCTACAGACCACTGGTTCGAGCGAGCGAAGGAAACCCACGGGAAACAATGGCTTGAACTGGTAAAACGAGAGGCAGGAAAAGGATAGATGCTTACACCAGATTACTTTTATGGAAAATCTGACAAGTTAATAGAGATGTACCAGGAGTTGGAAGATTGGATTTTGCAGGATATTGCCATGCGTTTGATAGAATCCGAGAGCCTATCCGGAACAGCAGACCGCGAACTGTGGAAGCTGCAGCAGATGGGATTGCACCGGCAGGAGATCGTAAAACGTATTTCGGAGTTGACAGGCAAGAGCCGGAATGAAGTGCGCCGGTTGTTGCGAGAGAGTGTGCTCACTTCGTTTTCTGACGATAAGGGCGTACTTGAACGGCTGGCAGATGTGCAGCCACCACTGCAGAATAACATGGTGATTGCTGCAATGAATGCTGAACTGATGAAGACATTCGGAGAGTTGAGCAATCTTACAAACACAACCATAGACCAATCACAACGGGATCTGCTGAACCTTCTGAACGAAGTAGATTTTCGTGTGGCGAGTGGGTTGCAGTCCTACAGTAGTGCAATCTGTGAGGTGTTGGATCGGTATGCGGAGAATGGTATGCGTGTGGATTATCCAACCGGTTCCCGGAGATCGTTGGAAGCCGCAGTTCGCTGTTGCATTGTAACATCCATGAACCAGACCGCCGCACAGGTTACGAATAAGTATATTGTGGAAGCTGGGGCAGAATATGTTCTGGTGTCCGCGCATATGGGCGCGCGACATGACAAGAATAACCCTACAGGCTTGCAGTCTCACGATTGGTGGCAGGGAAAAGTATATAAGATTCGCGGTTCTGATCCGGATGCACCGAACCTTCTTGAAGCTACCGGGTATGATATAGACCCACAGACCGGAGAAGGGCATGTGGTTAATCCTCTGGGATTGCATGGGTATAATTGCCGGCACTCACATAAGCCGTGGGATAAGTCCTTGCGCAATCCGTATGTGGATGCAGACGGAAACCCAAAAATTGATGCGCATGAGAGCCAGCAGCTATATGATCTGCAGCAACAGCAAAGGGCAATGGAGCGCGCTATCCGAAAAACAAAACGGCAGTTACTTGTGAAAGAACAGGAGATGAAAGCGTTCCCTGATGATGAGAACATCTGTGTGGACTATGATAAGCTGGCATACAGACTCCGGATGCAGAACCGGAAGTATGGAGAATTCTGCGCAGAGAATGACTTACAGCGGCAGAGTGATCGCGTAAAGGTTGCTGGATTCAAGAAGCCGCAGGCGGCAAAGGCAAACGGCAGAGCCGCGGCATATGTAAACACACTTTAAATTGGTACAAATATTCGGAGGAAATGTAGTAATATAATATTGCAGATGTTTTCTAACCATTTGTGAACCTCCTTTTTATTCATAATCGTGGAAAGTGCCTTGAAATATAGGCACTTTTTCAATTTCTAAAATTGGTACAAATCTTTTAAAATCCCATGTTACAATAATATAGTAGAGAAACGGAGGTGGGGCATGGATAAAATACAGGCACTAATTGCAGAAAAAACAGAGCAGATAGCAAAGGCTATCAAGAGCGGTGCATCTGTGGAAATCCACGCTTCCAAAGACGGAATTAAGGTGTATGAAATAAGAAAGAAGGTACTCAAATGACAAAAAACAAGAAGTTCATTGTTATTGCTGTATCGTTATCTCTTGCCGCAAGTATGCTGTTTGCGGGATGTAGCGAAGCTGATAAGGCAAATTACAATATTTCCAAGCAGGCGGATTATTTCGAGTCCGAGAGAAAACTTACTGTTTACAATGCCAGAACTGATACAATCATTCTTGAAACAGAAGGTTATATGTCTATATCCAATAATGATAATGGAGAGTTGGTATGTACCGTAAAGACCGGGAAAAACACATACAAGAAGAACTATGTGTATTTGAATGAAAATACAATGTATGTTGTGGAAGATATTACTGGAACACATACGGATCCATACCACTACAAAATGTATTTCCATACCGAACAGCCTGTCAGTGTGGAAACAAAACCATAATCTTATATATGGCGCATAGAAATGGCTATGCGTAACGACCAAGCGGGGTCAGTTCCTTAGAGAGATCTAGGGTGCTGGCCCCGTGTTTTTTTATTTCCGGCATTTGTTTGGTAAACCGCAGCTAATCAATCGGGAGCACTGCCGGGGGTTCGATTCCCTCAATGCCGACTGCCAGCTATGGATCAAATAGCAACTCATTCGCGCCGGGCTGACCGGATTAACAACTTTTAAGAAAGAGAGGAACTCGTAAATGAATATTATCGACAAACTGAAAGCTCTTGGTGTTGAGATTACACCAGAAATTGAAAAGGCGTTTCCTGGGGAATTCGTATCGGATCTGGAAGTGCAGAAGAAAAATGAAAAGATTACAACCTTGGAAAATGAGAAGAAAGATCTTGAAACCAAACAGGAGAATCTTGAAAAGGAACTGCAGGCCATGAAAGATGCCGCCCCAGATGCTGATGCACTGAATCAGAAAATTGCGGATTTGACTGCAACACTCGAGACTGAGCGCAAGGAACGCAAGGAAAAGGACGAGATTGCAAGACTTGACAGCCTTGTGACAGATTTCTTTGCAGATAAGCATTTTGTTAATGCTATTACAGCGGATGCAATCAAGAAACAGCTTGTTGAAACCCTTAATTCGGATGAAGCGAGAGGAAAGAGCGTTTCTGATCTGTTCGATGCAATCGTAAAGGATGAGAAGGGCAATTACAAGCCGGATATCCTCATTGACGACAAAACATTCCAGGCGCAGCAGAAGCGTAGCCAGATTGTCGGGAATAACATCAACCAGCCAGACGGAGCAAAACTGTCTATGGCTGAACTTATGAAAATGAAAAATCAGAACCCAGATATGGATATCACACCATATCTGAGACGAGGAAAGGAGAAATAATAAATGGCATTATTTGACTTAGTAAATTTTAATGGCGAAGTATTCGACGCTGCAGTGCGCGAGACACCGAACCTTCGTCTGAATGAATTGCTTCATTGTGGCGCTATTGTGGAGCGCGGGGAGTATGCTCCTATGCTGCCGGATCAGAAGGGCGGCAACTTTATCACAACTCTGATTAAGGCGCGGCTGTCTGGAAAGACCGTGAACTATGACGGTAAGACAAACATTACGGCAGAGGAGCGCGGAAACTATTCTATGGGGCGTATCGTTGTTGGACGTGCGCAGGGATGGACGGAAAAGGACTTTGTTTCCGACATTTCCGGTGACGATTATTCTGCAGCAGCGGGAGAGGTTGCAGAATTCTGGGATGATGTAGACCAGGATACGCTTCTTAGCATCCTTAAAGGCGTGTTCTCTATGGCTACCGGAGAGGGAAAGAACTTTGTAACAAAGCACACCTACGACATTTCCGCAAATGAGGACGGTACTTTTGGTGCCACAACACTCAACACCGGTATGCAGGCAGCGCTTGGTGATAAGAAAGCAAACTTTGCGCTTGTTATTATGCATTCCCGCACCGCCACTATTTTGGAGAACCTTAATCTCTTAGAGTATATGAAGTACACAGACGGAAACGGAATCGAAAGAAACCTTCCGCTGGCAACCTTAAACGGCAGAATCGTGCTTGTAGACGATACTATGCCGACAGAGGAAGTCAAAGAATCTTCTCCGGGCGAAGGAGACGGATATACAAAATATACTACCTATGTTCTTGGAAACGGGGCAATTGAGTTTACAAACTGTGGTGTAAAGGTTCCATCCGAGATGGATCGTGATCCGGCAAAAAACGGTGGAGAAACAACTCTGTATACAAGACAGAGAAAAGTATTCGCCCCATACGGCATTTCTTGGAAGAATACAAGCATCGTATCTCCAACAACTGATGAACTGGAAACAGGAACAAACTGGGAGATTGCGCACAACAATTCTTCTGATAAGAATGCTACTTATCCTATCAAGGCGATCAATATTATGAGAATCATTACCAGAGGGTAGCAGGAAGGGGATTTCTGATGGGATATACCACATTTGATTTCTATAAAGAAAAATACTATGGGGATTCTATCGTGGAATCCCTTTTCCCAAAGTGGGAAGACCGTGCATCCATGAAGCTGGATCAGTTGACCTATGGAAATATCAATGATGATACCCGAACAGAGTTTGATGAGCGTATCCAGAAAGCCACATGTGCACTGGCAGATCTGCTCTATAAGATCGATTTCAAAACCAATCATGCGAACGATCCACAGGAGGGCAATGTAAAGTCCATGTCTTCGGGTGGGCAGTCAATCAGCTTTGGGAGCAACGAAACACTTGTTGATAAGGTACTGAATGATAAGACGGCACAGAACCGCCTTTGTTATGACACGGCATGTGAATATCTGTCCGGCACCGGATTGCTTTATGCGGGGGTGGAGTGATGGGGCTTGGATTGTTTTACAACGACACGGTGACACTGTTTAACTGCTTTTGTGATCCGGACACCGAGGAAGAAAAGTGTTATCTGACATTATTGGAGAATGTGAACCTTGTGGAAACCAAGGGCGCGAATGTAACCAAAAGCGGCATGGATAGCGCGGATGCAGTAAAGCTCTATGTTGATTTGGGGAAGATACCAAAGCCGTACATGGAGCCGAAAGCGTGGGACGCTCTTTCAGGTAAGGAAAAGCCGAACTATATCACATTCCACCCGACAGATGATTTTTTCATTAAAGGCGATCATACGGATTTGGAGATCCCGGATTCCGGTGCTTACGAATGGGCGCATGACAATCTGGATTCTGTATACAAGATAACAACGGTAGACAAGTATGAGGATGTAATGCCTCATTTTGAGATTGGGGGTGTGTGATGGGAGAAGTAGAAAAACTGACCATAAAAGACGCGGAAAGCGCACAAAATGCGGTGCTGGATCTGATTTTGCAGTATCCGGATTTTCCAAAAACTTTTAAAGCCAGCAACAAAAACGTGAAGTGGAACAGTATCAACACTGATACTTCCATCGGAATTTACCCACTGTCCGGTGCGCGGTACATAAAGAAATATGTGAGTGGCAGCTATACCGCACAGATGCCATTCCAGATTGTATACCGCAGTTCCCCGACAAGCAACAAAACATCCATTGATGCGCAAATGGTTTTGGAGAATTTGAGCAAATGGCTGGAAGATACCGGGATTGAATTTGCCGATCCACACATGACATTACAGGAAATCGCACGCACATCTGTAGTCTTGCCAATTATGCAGGATGAAAAACAGATGGGATACGGCGTAAATATGCAACTTATATATTTTTACAAAAAATAACAGGAGGAAATATACATGGCATTAGATCGTACCAACATGGTGTCCTTATTGGATATCGGAACACTTACAGGCCCCACAGAGAAAATTGTGGAGATGGGTGATGGATTCACAGAGATCACAGAAGACCTGGGACCCAACACAGAATCTAAACAGTATGTAAACATGAAAAATGCATCTAATACGGTAAAGGGATATGCGCTCTCCATGACGCCATCCCGTGAATATCTGTCTGATGAGATGCAGAAATGTATTGACACGCTTTTTAAAACTCTGCCTACTGGCGAGAAGTGCAATACAAACTATTACCGTTTCTTCAAGACGGATATTACAGGCGGAACAGGTGATTGTATGCGGTTCCCTGTGACGGTGTGCCCGTCCAGTACCGGTGGCGCCGGAGGGGATGCACATACAACTTCGATCCAGATCAACGGAAATGGAGATCCGGAGCTTGGAACAATCACTATCGGTACGGATGGCTCTTTCACTTGGAAGAAAAAGGATGCTGATAAAAAAATAGGTGTTAATTAAAATTAACATATTCGGGGCACGTACCTCTCTTTCGCGCCCCGGATTAAGAGAGGATGGTAATGATGGCAGATATTAGAAATATTTCTTTTGATAATGGAATCAAGAAAATCGAAGTGAATGACGTGGATGGGAACCATATCACAACACTTTTAATCAATACGGCGGATGCGGCCACAGTAAAGAGATTTGTGGAGCTGGCAAATAATCTGGAGGATGTAGTTAATTCCGGTGAGGATAAGATTGCAGTCTACAAAGAAAAGTACAAGGAATACGAACATAAAGAGTTTGATGATCTTCCGGACGATGTGAAAACGAATATTATCGTGGATGCTTCAGACATGCACATTGGTATTCTGGAGGGAATGATTCGGGAAATTGATGCACTGTTTGGAAAAGATACCATTAAAAATGTTTTCCATGAGTGCTATGAACTGAATGAGAATTTCGTGCCGGATGAAGATGCTCTGGTAGATTTCGTGAACACTGTAATGCCGGTGATGAACGAATTATTTAAGACGAGAACAGAAGCAATCCACAGGAAGTATTCTCCGAACCGTAAAGCACGGAGAAACAGACACAACAAGGGCAAAAACCAGTTAATTCAGGAACATAAGGACACAAAGAAGAATGAATAATGTTTTTCTCGACGATCTGCCGGAAGAGTGGCACGGGTACAAAGTGAATACAGATTTTACGATTGGCATCCAGATGCTGCAGGCGAAATATGATCGCGCACTGACGGATTATGAGAAAAGCGATATGTTCGTGTGGCTCATGTTTGCTGATGAAGATGAGAACGGGGAAGAGCATCTTCGGGATCATCCACAGGGGAAAGATCTTGGCGAATGTGTAGAGTGGTTTCTCTCCGGTTGGTTCCATGACAACCCGGATCCGGACATGGACAAGGCACGAGTGGTTGACTACGATGTTGACCAATGGCGCATTTATGCTGACTTCCGGCAGATCTACGGTATAGATCTTGCCACCACGGATATGCACTGGTGGATGTTCTGCGGTCTGCTTTGGAATATGCCGTATAAGCTATCCAGTTTTTTACAGGTGGTATCGAAGCGGCAGGAGAAGCCCGACAACAATACATCGGCAGAATATCGCAAGGCATTGCGCAAGGCACAGAAGATCTATGCATTGGATCAGCCGGAAGAAAAGAGAGAGTACACAGCAGAAGAAAAAGCCAAAATTGACGATTATGATCGCATGATGGCAGAAATTCGCGGCAGAAAGTAGGTGAGCGGATGGCAGATTATGATGGCAGCGTAAGATTTGACACACAAATAAATACGAAAAACGCATCCAGTCAGTTGTTGCGTCTGGAAAATCAGATTTCTAAAGCTGCACGAAAAGCATCTGATCTTACCGAAAAAATGAGGGAAATGGAAAAGCAGACCACCCCAACAGATGCTTATAGAAATTTGCAAAACGATTTAGAAAAGGCAAATAATGAATTGCAGTCGCTGGTTAGCAATTCTAAAGAATGGGAAGATATTGGAATTACAAGTGGACTTGCTTTTGACAAGTTAAGGCAAAAAATAACTGCAGCAGAAGAGAATGTCCATAAAATGACTGCCGAGATGGAAAAAATGAAGGCAAATGGGACAGCGTTTATAAGTAAAGATGCAATCCATGCTACAGACGAATATAAAAAGTTGTCCTCTCAGCTTCGAGATACGAATGAACAAATGCAAGTTCTTGCACGCCGACACGAAGAATTGGCTGCGAAAGAGAATAAGGTTTCCGGCAGCGCTAAGAGCGCAGGAAAGAGCACGGGGAGCTGGCTTGACAATTTTTCAGGGAAAACCAGAAAAGCAAGCGGTTTTGTAAGTGCCTTCGCGTCCAGAATTAGAGGAATTGCGCTTTCCTTGTTTGTATTTAACTGGATAACGCAAGGCTGGAATGCAATGATTTCTGCCGTAAAAGACGGCACCCAGAATATGGCAAGGTATTCCAGTGATGTGAATGCAAAAATGTCGGCTCTTGTTAGTGCGGTAGCAACTCTCAAAAATGCATTCGGGGCATTAGCCGCTCCG